CTCTCCTAAGGAGTTTGGTACTAATGTGCGCATGTGGTCTGTAATATCCAAACCGCGCTTCCCATCTCCTCGAGTTAGAGCCTTATGTAGTTGTCCCTTGACAAAGAGCAATGATACTGCAGCGCCATCTAACTTAGGGGACACCGTAGTGGCTCCTTTGTAATTACCGAAGGGCTGCTTATCAAGCTCATTAGAAAATATCTTCTGTAATGAATACATCTGAAACGCATGAGGGACTCTATTGTCTCTACTAGAGAAACCGACTTCCTCATACTGAGCGTATACTGCTAACTTGTCAAACTGTTCGTCCGACATCGTAGGGTTACCATTATAGTAATCTTCCGAGGCTAGTTGTAGTATTTCTTTTATATTTTCCATTTATATATTATATCAAAAATCACTTACAAAGTCAAGAACTATATTCAGGAAAGGTAAATTTCGTCTAAAATATCCTTGAAGTGCGTCTCAAGAATAGTCTTGCTCTCTGCGAGTGATAATATTTCCACTAGTCCCTCAAACAACCCTCTCGAATTGTTAAAGTCTAGCTTCATTGCTACTCCGTCCTTCGTTGGCTTGAAGTCGCCATCGAAGTCGAGGTAATACTTTCTTAGATGCAGATACTCTGTATCGTAAAAAGTATTAATAGTTAATTTGACTTGCTCCGTCCCCTCTTCATTTTGCGAGATTATTTTTTCATATAACTCAGGGGCTTCATGCAACTTCATCGTCTGTTCCTAAGTATAGAACTCAAAGGTTGTATACTAGTAACATTCTTAGGTTGTAGTAGGCGATAACTATCCGTATCCCAACAAAACAGTAAAACTGAATCGGGGGTTTCCTTAGCACGATTTTTCTTGCTTTGGATATACTTGTTATCGAAGTCTAGGGTACAAACATTATATTTTAATTTTTTACTGTTTGTAGACCTATAAGTTATGATTGCGTCGCCACAATCAGAAACAGTTCTAAGGAACTCTTCTTTTTTCACTATAATACTCCATTACTATTAAGAAAACTCTTTCTTTAGTAATGGAGTAGACCTAGTTAGTCTTTGTTTAGGTTGCTCAAAATACCTGTGAAATATACTGAAGCTTTGCCAGTCAATTTATCGATAATATCTGCATCGATTTCTTGTCCTGCATCTTCTAGCACACCTTTAAGGGCATCTGCTGCGTCAGCTTTGCTGACTCTTGCACTGCCTGTACCAGCTGAAGCTGATTTAGCTCCGCTAGCAGGTGCTTTTTTCACATAGACACCAGCCTTAGTTAATATCATTCTGACTCCATTAGGTGATTCACCTAACTGTTCAGCAATTTCTTTAACAACTTCCATACTTGTTTCTGGGGTTGGTTCTGCGTCGGTATAAAGTTCAACAGCCTCTGCTTTTGATTCATCTGTCCAAGCCATTCTTCTTCTCCTTTTGTTTTTGAGATACTCGGGCATGCCGTGGCACCATCCCGTTAAGTCTCTCATTTGGTTATAATATCTGTCACTCATTAATATATATTATACAGAAAAATAAGTGCGATGTCAAGAACTATTTTTTATTTCCTAGTATTTTAGGTTTAAAATATAGTCCAATTTCTCTTGAGCGTTTGCAGCTTTTTCAATCTGCTCGTCTATTGCTCCAACGATGTCAGGGTGCTCGCCAATTCCTACAGAGTTACTAAGGTAAACCCTAATATTTATCTCTGCTGAGGCTAAGTCCCCTTCATACTTTAACTTTAAAGCATGTCTAATTTTATCCTGCATCTTTGTTTCCTACTACGGCATTAGTATATGATATTACGAAGCCCCTTCTAGGCTCATCGAAAAAACATATCTGCCATATAAATGGGGCAATAAATATCATTGTCACGCCATATATAATTGCGTGTGTTATTTTGTACTCCCTAATTAATTTTCCACCTTCATAGTCAGCTATCATTAGAACTATTAAGCTGTAGGTTCTACCTACTGCCACAGCCCATGTTGCTAGCCACAGTGAGATGACTACTATCCATATCTCCATTCTGCACTCCTTATGCTATCCTAAATATTTACGTTATATTTATTTAAATGTCGTAAACTACCTAAGTCATAAGATGCGAAGTGGGCATGGAAACCCCCTTCTTTTATGTGTCCAAAATACTTGGACTCAAAGTTTGTTAATTCTATTACATAAACATGGTATATCCATGCATCATGTTTCTCGTCAAAGTCTCCCTTCATTATTCTAGCTGGAAGGTCGTATCTGGCACACCATACTTTCTCACCAATATCAAACTGTTCGGATATACACTCATCTGGTAAGTATCCTATTCTCTCACGCGTACCCTGTTGGGTTGTGGGTCTTTTCATAGGCACTCCAACTCTGTCTAACAAGTTACGAACGAATGTTGTTGAACGATATAAAGCCTGAGCTATGCCAGATACGGGTTGCTCGTCTAAATACATTTCTATAGCTTGTTTGACTTCATAGTCTGTTGCCTTCTTACCCCTGTTTTGCGCCTTTCTTACTTCTCTGAACTGTATAGTCTCTTTAAAGTCCGTCAATATACTAGTTAACCTAGTAGTATTGTAGCTGATGTTGAGCATGGAGCATGCTTCTTTTTTTGTGATTGGTTTGTCTTGTTCTAGGTATTCTAATACTCTTTCGATATTAGCTTCGTCTAGCTTTTCATGACTTTGTTTTCTAACTGTTTTCATGTTTGTTGCTTCCTAGTAGTATAATTGAATAATGAATAATCTTTAGCAAGTCCATTTCGTTTTTACCTGCTTTCTTTCCATAGCGCTTTGCATACTTAATAATGTTTCCTATGCAAAATCCTTCGCCATGTCCTGAATCTATAATAAACTCAGTCGCTTGAATTTTATCTGCACTATAATGCTGGTCGTAAGTCTTGTCTATATAACTTTTTAACTGCAATAATACTTTATCTTCTTCAAATTTATACTGAGTTTTTACACTATCTTTTTTAGTTTTTCTACTAAATATCCCCATCTTCTCTCACTTCTGAGCGAATAACTTCGAAGCCGTTTGGGTATCTGGCTTCTAGCTTTCTGATGTTTTCGTCCATTACTTCGTCTGGTGTAAATCCTAAAGCTGTACAGCCTTGAACCCAGTACCATAGTACGTCGCCTAATTCTCTTTTCATATGAAATACTTCTTGCTCACTAAATTGTGTGTCTGCTTGAAATAGTTTTTTCTTTACTACTTCCGCAAACTCTCCACTCTCTGCTAGCATGCCTATTACTGATGTCAGTAATGTTGCCATATTTATATCTGCTTCTCTTGTTAGCTTTCCGTCTGTTCTAGTTGTGTGTGATGTTGTGCCTTCTAACTTCAATATTCTTGAAGCCAGGGCTAAAGTATTCTTACTACCATCAGATGTAGTCTGTGCTACGAACTTTGCGTAGTCGTTAAATTTTTGTTCTGTCATTTCTATCCTTAATGTGTCTGTTTGTTGTTCTTGTACCACTTGGCTAACCAAGTGTCTCTTTCTAATTCTGTCCAGTTGCTTGGAAAATATACTGATAATCTAGGGTTGTCTTGTAATACGATTCTCATAATCTGCATAGTCCTCATTCCACCAATGTGGTTTATCTCTGTATTTCCAGCTGGCAAAGGTAGCTTTATCAAGGTGGTAGTAGTCGCGGTATGACTGAATAGGATTATCGTAATCTTTTAAGTCTTCCGGCATAGCTAAACCGAACTCGGTAAACCCTACTCGTTGCATATTAACTGGGTCTGGTAATTTATTTACTACTTCGTGTATGGACTTATGTTCTTTGCCATATCTGTATCTATACTCGTCATTCAATGCATTGCCATAGCAATGTGTCCACTCGTGGTTATCCAATGATGAGCGTGCCCAAATTGTGCATGGGTGGTTATACATCATAGGAAGGTATGGGGTGATTGGTCTCTCTACAGGAGGTAGATGTTTAATCTTTGCTTTTTCAGCATTGAGTATATCTCTTTCTTCTTTGTTGAGTGCGCGTGGAACGAAGCCTAGAAATTGGTCAATCCATATGCTTGTGCATAGTATTTGAGCAACCTCTAGTGGCATCTTGACAATATGTTTGTCAACATGAGCTTCTGCGCATTTGTCTAAATCTTCGTCTAAGTAAAATAAATTCATACAACTATTATATACAATTTTGACTTCTGTGTCAAGTGTTATTTTTTGCTTCTTCTATAAAGTTGGGTTGTTTGAAGAAGATTCCGAGAGTAAATCTATACTGCGGAGCTATATGTGATGTTGGTCTTATGCTATGAGGCGTAGTG